GCAAAAGGACCCGCTCGTATCTTCTTACGTGTAACGAATGTAAGAGTTGAAAGACTGCAAGATATTAGTGTGGAAGATATTAAAAAAGAAGGAGCACCATTGATCACTATTACTGGAAATAATGAAGATTTTATAAACAGTAAATTAAAGGGATGGTGGTATGATCTTTGGAACTCCATCAACGGTAAAGGCGCATGGGAAGCTAACCCATTTGTCTTCGTATATGAATTTCAAAGGGTAGAGAAACCATGCTAAACGAAGTACTACGCCTTACACAAGGCGACCTAACAAACGTCATCAAAGAAGATGACAAACCAATTTCCCAAGATGGGAAAGATGGTCAAACAGAACGCAACAACAAAGCGTTTTACGATGGGTATAAAGGGGAAGTACATGAGTAAAATTTTGGTAAAGTATTCAAAAAGGAAACTAACATGATGCAATTTATTAAAAGAATTTCATTTTTCAAATGGAACTGGTCGAACAAACAAAAGTTAACCATCGAAGCAGAAATGAAACGAGATGATTTTAAAAAGTTTCTTAGCGACAATAAGATCAAAACAGATGGTGATTTAAACGCTGTGCATAAGGCAGAGATAGTTATTAAGATAAAAGGTCGTGATGAATGAGAGAGATACGCGACACGACAGTAACAATACACCCAACAGTCAAACTATCATTTGCTTATGCCTTAGATAGAATAGCTGAGAAAGAAAATCTAAATGTAGGAAAAGCACTCGAAAAATGTATGGAAGAATGTAAAGACTTTCAAGAATACATTAAAGAGTTTCATAACATAAAAAGGGATTAATTTTCCCTTTTTTCTGCGTAAAAATCTTTAAGATACTTTCACTTCCAAAACTGCAAAAATACCGTATATAAAATCTTATAGGACGGTAGAATGAAACCTGATGCAATAGATCATCTATCCTTCAAACTCGCAACAAAATTTAAACAATCAAACCTAGAAAAAGCCGTCATCGAATCATTACTACAAGTTCTTGAAGAAGAAGAGAATGAAACACGACTGCTATTTGCAGGCAATACACATATCAAGAACGATAGACACAATATAAAACAAGCATATTTACTTTGGCAACAGCAGAAAGTTACCAATAAATCAAAGAAAGAAATATGCAACTATATTGCTAACTGCATCAGTGACATAAGCCCACGAACAATAGAAAAATATATCCAAAAGTTCACAAAAGGTTTTAATCCACTAAGGAGATATGATGCCTATATCTTATAAGTCATGCAGATGTGGAGCAAAGATACCACGTAACCTAAAGTGCTGCGAGAAGTGTGAAGCATCACGACAAAAAACTTACGATAACTCAACACGCAACCAAGAGAGCAAAGCCTTTTACAACTCTAAAGCATGGTGGAGAGTTAGAACGATAGTACTAAGAGATAACCCTTTGTGTGTTAAGTGTGGACATCCTGCACAGGTAGTAGATCACATCAAAGAGTTAAGAGATGGCGGTGAGCCTTTGGCGTTGGAAAATCTCCAAGGATTATGCCATGCGTGCCACAATAAAAAGACTGAAGAAGAGAGAGAAAGAAGATGAGCATAACATGTATGTAGCATGTGATAAAGATGGAACATTGCACACTCATCAAACAAAACCGATTAGGGCACAGTATGGTAGAGGTGTTAAAGATACTTTTTGGGAAAGCGATACCAAGCAACAAGCAACACAAGAGCTAAGAAAAGAATACTGCTTTATGCGTTGGGAGCATGATCCAATAGAAGTAAATGACAAATAGAGGACATGGGGAAGGGGTATCAAATCTCTAGGAATTTAGAGCCTAAAGACCGCCTGCTCCCTCATCTTTTCACAAAGTCAATTTTTGAGATTTTAAAATAGTGGACAGTTTAAAAAGGTGGACAATTTAATAATGCTAGGAGAAGATATGAGAGAAGTTAAGTTTAGAGCATTAGGCACAAAAGGTCACTCTTCAACAGAAGGAAAATGGGCATATGGGACAAATAAGATAGAAGACTGTTATGGAGATACAAAGAAATATGACCATCTTCCACTGCATATGTTCGAAAGATATTTACAAGGTAATTATTATGATAAAAAAACACGTGGAGAATACACAGGATTAAAAGATATTGATGGTGTAGAGATTTATGAGGGTGATATTGTTCAAATAGTTGAATATGAAGCACGGTATGATGGAAAATTTGATGAATTTAGAAGTGAAGTTATTTTCATTAACGGGTATTTTGGTTATTTACAATATGAGGAACATTTAGGGCGCAAAGTAGACTATTACTTATCAAGTGTATGCTCTGAAGATGGAATAGGGCATAGAGGAAGCCATTTTTGTAACTTTGTTGGAAACATATACGAAAATCATGAGTTGTTAGAAGCCAATGAGTAAACAAATCACAACAGCACAAGCCCTAGAAATACTAGGTGTGAACGCTAAAACGTTACAACGAAAAAAGAAAGATGGACTAGTACAATCTTGGAAAGTTGGTCGTGATTGGTTTTTCTATGAAGATGAGATTTTAGCCTTACTGCCTGATGTCAAAAAAAAGCAGATCATCCACGCACCGTCAGCTATTGAAAAAAATGTCAAAAAGAAAAAAGAGGTTGAAGAGAAAGCCAAAGAAATTGAATTTAAACTAAAAGAGGCTGAAAGTAAACCAAGTGATGAACTACTTGAAGAAAGTGGAAAATTACACTTAGTGGCTCTTAGAGAACAGATGGAATCTTTGGGAATTTATGAGAAAATTGATGACATGCTTATTTTTTCCGCTGCACTTTCATTCCAAACATACCTAAAATATGAGGCACTGGCTTCTTCTGTTGATTATATGTCAGTTGATATGAAAGGTACAGAAAAAGAACACCCATACTCAGATGTAGCTAAAAAACATTTTGATCGTTATGTATCAGTATGTGAGAAGTTGGGCGTAACACCATTAGCGCGCAATAAATTAAAGCCTAGTAACGATAAACCTAAAAATGATTTTGAAGAATTTTTCTAATGGTGTACTCAAAAGAGCTTTTACAAAAAGCAAAGGCGAGAATTAACGAAGATGGAATAGGTGAGCTTTTAAGGCTTGCACGTAAAAGACACTATAACGACTTATTGCACGGTCATGAACGTGGGCTATGGTACGATGAGGAATCAGCCAATAAAGCCGTAAAGTTCATTGAAGCGCTCAAGCATACTAAAGGTGTATGGGCAGGTAAAAATATTATCCTAGAAGAGTGGCAAAAAGAGGACATAATCAAGCCTATCTTTGGATGGATGAAAAGAAATGAAGATGAAAACACGAAAGAAAAATTCCCTTGGATAAGAAGATTTAAAACTACTTATGATGAGGTAGCGCGTAAAAATGGAAAATCTACTTTAGCATCAGGCATAGGGTTAAAGTTAGCATTTGGAGATAAAGAGCATGGTGCAGAGGTTTATGCCGTAGCTACTAAAAAAGATCAGGCTAAAATCGTTTGGAATGATGCTGAGCGGATGAAGAATAAATGCGGTTTAAAAGAATACGTTAAAACAGCGTATTCAACTATGACATGTGACTTATTGAATAGCATTTTTAGACCGCTAGGACGTGATAGCAACACAGAGGACGGATTAAACGTCCACGGATCTATCGTTGATGAATACCATGCTCACCCTGATAGTGAAATGAGAGACGTTTTACGTTCAGGTATGGGTGCAAGGCTTCAAGCTTTGGAGATGATTATTACCACAGCAGGATTTAAACGTACTTCTCCATGCTATGAAGAAAGAGAATACGCGATAAAAATTCTAAAAGGAGTGCTAGAAAACGATAGTTATCATGTATTCATAGCATCACTAGACAAAGGAGATGACCCATTTGATCCTAAAAATTGGAAGAAAGCTAACCCTAATCTAGGAATATCTCTTAATTACGAAGATTTTAAGGCTATGGCGTTAGAGGCAAAGGGAAAATCATCAGCTTATAACAATTTTTTAGTAAAGCGTTTAAATGTGTGGACCAATTCAAAAGAGGCATGGATTAACTATGAGAAATGGGAAGCATCGGGCGGTATTTCCTGTAAATTGGAAGATTTGAAAGGTCGTGTAGTTTATGCAGGGCTTGACTTATCAACTACTACTGATTTAACGGCATTGGTAGTTATTTCAAAGAGAGAAGATGGAATTTTTGACGTTTATTGTAGATTTTTTATGCCAAAAGATACACTTGATGAAAGAAAATATCAAGATAAAGTGCCTTATTCTGATTGGGTACGCGAAGGTTTTATTACCGCCACACCTGGTAACGTAGTAGATTATGATTACGTGAAAGATGCGGTTATGGAAATAGCCAATATTTGTGATCTAAAAGTCCTAGCATACGATAGACATAACGCAACAGAAACAACGAATAACCTAACGAAAGAAGGTGTGGAAGCGGTAGCATTTAATCAAGGTACAGTAGCCATGAATGCACCTGTGAAATTACTTGAAAAACTAGTCCTTAGCAAAAAACTTAATCACGGTCATAACAAGGTACTTAACTGGATGAGTTCAAATGCTGAATTGATATCTGATAGTGGCGGAAATGTGAAGTTTAGCAAGCCTGATCCACGATCAATTGAAAGAATCGATGGAATGGTTGCTTTATGTATGGCACTAGGAGCATATTTAAACGATAAAAAAGAAGAAGATGTATCACCATATGAAACAGTAGGATTTAGAACTATTTAATTTCCCCTCCAAAATCACCTAAAAACTGCGTAACTCCATCGTTAAACTTTGGAAAAATAGTGGAGGGATGACTTGGGGTATTTTAGCAATATTGCTCGTGCTTTAGTTGGTAGAAGTATTAACTATGATGAAATGTACGCTAAATTTCATATGCTAAACTCAGGCTCTTCTATTGGCAATGTAACTCCAAACATATCACTACAAATGACAGCAGTTTTTGCAGCAGTAAAACTTCTATCAGAATCTATAGCAATGCTTCCATTATCTCTCCATAAAAAAACAGGTGATAAAACAGAACAAGCTTTAGACCATATGCTATACAAACTTCTAAAATATCGCCCAAATAATGAAGTAAATATTTTTTCGTTTAAACAGTCTTTTGTTGCCTCGATGCTTTTGCAAGGATCAGCATACATTCATAAAGGGATGAATATATACGGTGATACTGTTGAACTTAATGTTCTTCTCCCACAATTCGTCTATAAAGAACGCATAAATGGAAAAATTTACTACAACTACACCGACAAAAATGGGTCAAGAAAACTAACTTTTGAAGAAGTAATAAATATTCCTTACTTTACTCTCAATGGTATTGATGGACTTTCCCCAATCGGAGTATGCAGAAAGAGTGTTGCGCTTGGGTTAAAAGCAGAAAATCACGCAGAACTTTACTATGACAACGGCGGAAAACCAAACGGATTTATAAAAGCTCCTCAAAAACTAACAGATGAAGCTTTTGAACGATTAAGAAAATCATTTAATGAAAATTATGGTGGTAATAACAGTTTCAAAACTGGAATTTTAGAGGGTGGCGCTGATTATATTGGTATCCCACTAAATATGAAAGATGCACAGTTTATAGAGTCACGAAAATTTCAAGTTTCTGAAATAGCTCGTATCTTTGGTGTACCTCCTCATAAAATTGGGGACCTTGAAAAAGCTACGTTTTCAAATATTGAAGAGCAAAACATTGAATTTGCTACAACATCGATCATCCCATTCGCCACAAAGATTGAAGAGGCTTTAAATTTCCATTTACTGACAACAAAAGAAAGAGAGTCAGGATACTTCTTCAAGTTTAATGCAAATGCACTTCTAAGAGGAAATATCCAAGCACGATATGAAGCTTATACCAAAGGTAGAAATTGGGGATGGCTAAGTGTTAATGAAATTAGAGAACTAGAGGACTTAAACCCTATTGAAAATGGGGATGTTTATTTAGAGCCATTAAATATGGTCGAAGCAGGAAAACCAACACAAGGAGGCACACCGAATGCCTAAAAATTTAATGGATGTACTTCACAGTAGAAGTTTTGAGAAAAAAATTAGAGCAGATACGATCCTTATTAACCATGAAACTCGTACCGTTCCTTTTATTCTTGTATCAAAAGACAACGCAGGAGAGCGTTATGACTGGTGGGAAGGTCGCATCTATATTGAAGAGTTAGACCCAAAAGGAGCGATCCTTACAGAGCTAAGAACTTTCTTTAAAGATCACTCACCAAGCGTTGATAATGCTATTGGCAGAGTTGAAAATTTACGACTAGAGGGCGGAGAAGTTAAGTGTGATGTAGTCTTTGGAAGTGATGAAGATAGCCTTAAAGTCTTTCAAAAATACGCTGAGGGAATTTTAACGGATGTATCTATCGGATACACCATTGATGAAGTGATCGAGACAGAGAAAAAAGGAGAGCCTACCCATGTGCTTGTAACGAAGTTTACTATCCTAGAGCTTTCTGCAGTATGGAAAGGATTTGATAGTGGCGCAATAGTAGGACGTAAAGCGGTGGAAGATCAGAGAACACCTGATATTTCAAAATTACAAATTGCGAAACGCAATTTAGAAATTTATACAAGGAAAGTTAAATGAACGAAAGATTAAAAAAGCTATTGGAGCGAATGAAAGCTTTAACAGACAAAGCAACTGCTGAAAAACGTGATCTTACTGATGAAGAATCAGCGGAATTTGATGGATACAAAAAAGAGTTTGACAGTTTAGAGCGCACATTGAATGCGAATGATGTCACACAAAGAGTTCAAGGAGTTATCGCTAACCTTGAAAAACCAGTTAATTCACCAATTCGTGCAGAACTTGGATTAACAGAAAAAGAATTAAAGCGTTATTCATTAAGTCGCGCTCTTCTTTCAACAATGCCAGGTTCAGGAATTGATGCAGGGTATGAGCGTGAATTAAGTCAAGAAGTTGAAAAACAGTATGGAAGATCAGCAAATGGTATCTATATTCCTCATGACATCTTGACGGCAAAACGTGATATGAATGTTTCAACTCCAACAGCAGGCGGTAATCTTGTTGCTACAAATTACATGCCAGGTAGTTTTATTGAGTTACTTCGTGCTCGTGCACTTATGATGCAATTAGGCGTACAAACACTTGACGGACTTGTTGGTAATGTTGCTATCTCAAAACAAACAGGCGCTTCTACTGCTTATTGGGTTGCGGAAGGTGGAGATACTACTCAATCAGATGTGACCATTGGCATGATCAATATGAGTCCTAAAACAATTACTGGTAAAACTGCTACAACTCGTCAGCTTTTGATGCAGTCTAACCCTTCCGTTGATGCTCTTTTGATGAATGATTTATCAAAAGTTCTAGGGCTTGGCATTGATAAGGCGATCATTAGTGGTACAGGTGCAAGCAATCAGCCAAGAGGTATTTTAAACACATCAGGAATTGGCTCAGTTAGTTGTGCAACAGCAGCAGGTGGTTTTAACTTTGCTAATGCGGTCAAATTTGAGACAGCTCTTGAAACAGCTAATTATGATGCTTCAACATGTAGTTATGTTATGACCCCATCAATCAAAGGAACAGCAAAATCAACACAAAAAGTAACTGGTGCTGCGGCAATGGTATTTGAAAATAATGAAGTAAACGGTTATAGCGCATATTCAACAATGCAAATGAACGCAAATACTGTTTTATTTGGAGACTTTTCAGAGGTTATTCTTGGTCTTTGGGGTGGTCTTGATCTTATGCTTGACCCATATGCAAAGGCTGACAGTGCAGGTCTTGTTGTACGTGCGTTCCAATCTGTTGATATTGCCATCAGACATGCTGCGGCTTTTGCTGCTTCAACTGACGTAGGATTGTAATATGAAAGTAAAAATCACACGCTCCGTCTTTATTGACGGAGTTACTAAAAAAGTTGGCGATGTTGTTGATGTAGAAAAACATTTTGGTAATGAGCTAATTGCTACAAATGCGGCAGAACTCATTGAAGAGGCAGAGAATGGTGATGAGCTTACAGAGCTTAAAGCCAAAGCCGATGAATTAGGTATCAAGTACACTAAAAAATCAACGGTTGAAGATCTTACTAAACTCATTGAAGAGGCAGAGAATAAATGAAATTAACGTGCACAACACCGCCAATCACACAGACAGTAACAATCGAAGAGGCTAAAAGCTTTTGTCGTATTTTGACAAACGATGATGATGCGATTATTTCTCTCTTGATTGATGCGGCAACTGATTACGCTCAAAACGTAACAGGAAGGCAGTTATGCACGGCAACTTATGAGATCGTAGTTGGTGGTGAACAATCACCGCTACGACTCCCTAAAGCTCCATTAAAAGCAATCACGAGTGTTATGTGTAACGGTATTGCGCTTGACTACTCATTACGCTATGACTATGACGTTGCTTTTATCGAGTTTTCGGCTACTGATGATGTGACCATAACCTATGAATGTGGTTACGATGTTATCCCTGCAAGTTTAAAAGCATGGTGTCTTAACAAAGTATCAACTCTTTATGAAAATAGAGAGGGGATTGTAGTTGGATTAAGCGTTGCAGAAGTGCCAAGTGGGGTGATAGATTGTATTTTAGATCAATACAAAGTTAGATACCTATGAGAGCAGGAACACTCCGCAATAAAATAGAGTTTCTTACTATCTCCGATGGTCAGGATGAGATGGGAGGAACAGCAGAAGTGGAAACTCACTTTTGTTACTCGATGGCTGAAATAAAGCCCGTCAGCGGTAATGAAAAGTTTGTTGCTAATCAAGTTTTCACAGAGGCTACATGTCAAATAAGATGCCGATATGTTGCAGGAATTACCACGAAGCATAAGATAAAGTTTGGAGATCGTAAGTTTAACATTCTAAATTCTCAGAACAAAGATGAGCGAGGGATTGAGCTTTATATTATTGCTAAGGAAATATTTTGAGTAACGAAATAAAAGGGCTAGAAGATCTTATCAAAAATCTTAATGCTCTTCCTGCAAAACTTGAAAAAAAAGTGATACGCGCTGCCGTTAGAAAAGGAGCGAATATTGTTAGAGATAAAGCTAGGCAAAATGTACCAAAAGATACAGGAAACCTTCAAAAATCTATCATTACATCAGGTGCTAAAGTCTCAGGAAAAATCGCTTTTAGAGTTAGCCTAAAGCAAAGAAAAACAAAGAACTCTAAAGAACCATATTATGGTCGTTTTATTGAGTTCGGAACTTCAAAAATGCCTGCAAAACCATTTATGCGCCCTGCGCTTGATGAATCAGAATGGGAGGTATTTGATACCGTAGTTAGCGATATTAAATCAAACCTTGATAAGGTGAATAAATGATTCAAACAGGCTTATTTAACCTCTTAAAAACCATTCCATCAATAGGCAATAGAGTTTACCCTTTAGTAGCTCCTCAAAATACTCCAACTCCTTACATTACTTATCAGCGTATAAGTCCTTTTGATACTTCGACAACAGAAGGAACTGAAAGCTTAGATTTGGCTCGTTTTCAAATCAAAGTTTTCTCAAAAACATATTCAGATGCAGTAAATAACGCGAATTTAGTCAAAGAAAAACTAAGCGGAAAAGGATTAAAGCTTATGCATGGGGAAGATATTGAGCCTGATACTTTATTATTCTTTCAAATCCTAGATTACCAACTTTCAGACGACATACTTCAATAATTTCCCCTCCAAAATCACCTAAAAACTGCGTAACTCTCTTCGTAAGATACTGAAAATATCTTATTAAGGAGTCTTGCATGTCAAAGGCTAAAAACTCGTTGGGAGCTTCAATTTTTATTGAAACTGCTACTCCTGGAACATTCATCAAAGTTGGGGAGCTTTTAGACATCCCTGGTATGCTTGGAGATAAAACAGGTCGTGTTGATGTCACCAACATGGATACAGTAGGCTATAAAGAATACATTTCAGATGGTTTGAAAGATGCCACTGAATTTTCACTAGAGTGTAACTATATTGCTGATGATCCTGGTCAAGTTCGCGTATTTGAACTTGGTACTTCAAACGCAAACACAAAAATCAAACTCGAATTAAATGACCAAATCACTCCAACAACAGGCTCAAAAACTATTGTAATTCGTGACGGTTATATTCCTGGTATTCCAAACATCGTACCTGCAAAAGGTGCTCAAACAAAACTCCAATTTTCTTTCCAACCATCAGGTGAGCCTGATATTACATTTGCGAGTTAATCATGCTTAATAGACAGTCAATTATTGAAGCAAATGATATTGGTACAGGAAAGATTAGTGTTCCTGAATGGGGTGGGGATGTTTATGTTAAATCCCCTAGCGTAAGGGAAAGAGACATTTTAGCTTTATATTCAAGAAAGTATTTAGAGGTAGTCACTGATAAAAAAGGTGAACCTATACTTGATGAAAATAAAAATCAAAAACTGAGATTTATTCAAGGTGAAGAAGCTGAAAAAGCATTCTCTGATTTTAGACTTTATAAAGTCGGTTTTTCTCTTTGTGATGAAAATGGGGCACGCCTTTTTTCTGATGAAGATATTGAAACAATCTTAGCTAAAAAATCACCTGCATCTATTGATCGAGTGTTTGGTGAGATTGAAAAGGCTTTAGAAAAAAAGAGCTAACCGAGTCTAGAAAATTTCGTTTTCGTCTAGCGTTAAAGCTCGGTATGACGGTAGACCGCCTTGAACGTGAAATGTCAAGTGCAGAGCTAGATGAGTGGGTTGAGTTCTATAAATTAGAACCATTTGGGAATGAAGAGAAGATGAATGACTTTAGACAGGCTTCTCTTTGCTCAATTATAAAAAACATGATTGGCGCACAAACAAAGCCCGAAGATTTCATCATGTACAGATCAAAAGAAGAGAAATTAGACGTGGAAGATATGACAGAAGAGCAAATAAAAGAAGCTCAAAAAGCCATCTTCCAAATTTTTACAATAAGGTAGATAATGGCACTTGGCAAACTCGACATAATTATTGCTGCTGATACTGCTCAAATCCGTAAGGATATGAACACAGCGGTTGGTATTATGCAGTCAGGTACAAAGGTTATGGAAAATGTTGCCAAGACTGCCGCAGCCACATTGGGCGGTTATTTCGCTTTTGATATGTTCAAAGCGCAAATACAGCAAACATTAGACTTCGCAGACAATCTTTCAAAACTATCACAAAAAACAGGCATTAGTACAGATGCATTATATTCTCTCAATGCAGCAGCTAAACTTTCAGATGTAGAGTTTGAGTCTTTATCAGGCTCTCTTTCAAAATTCAATAAGAACATTGGCGCTGCTTCTGAGGGAAGCGGAGATGCTAAAAAAGCTTTTGATAGCCTAGGTATTTCTGTAAAAAATCAAGATGGAACGTTAAAAAATAGCTTTGAAATACTTGGAGAGCTTGCAGATCAATTTAAAGATATGCCTGATGGAGCTACAAAAGCAAGTACAGCTATGGCACTATTTGGAAAATCAGGTGCAGAACTAATCCCTCTTTTAAATAGTGGTAGAGATTCTTTGAGAGAATATCTAGGCGTAATTGATAATGAAACAGGAAAGGCAGCAGAAGCTTTTAATGATTCTTTTACAAAAATGCATTTGGCTTCAAGCGCTCTTTATATGCAGTTTGTTAAAGAATTTGCACCTACGCTTTCTATATTATCAGAGGATTTTGATAATTTAACAAAAAGTAGTGATGGACTTAGTGGATCAATTTCGGGAAGTTTATCGTCTGCTATGAAAGGCATTGTTACGTGGGGATATGGCATTACTGCAGTATTTAAGACTGCAGGAGATGCATTAGGTAATTTTGGCGCATCTGCATCGTTACTAATGGAAGGTGATTTCAAAGCAGCAGGATACGCATGGAATAGAATTTCATTAGATTTTACAAAAGATATTGATACGTTTGCTAAAAAATTAAATGATCTTGATAATGCAAAAGAATTATATGATCAAAAATATAAAGATCAAGGAAGCGCAAAAGGTACAGGTTTATCCTATAAAACAAGTGCGATAAAAATATTCAACTCTACATTATCAGCTCAAATACAAGGTCTTGAAAAACAATTTGATATTAAAAAGCAAATTGAGGCTCTTAATATTGAATCTGCATTAAGAAATGAAGCTATATCAAAGCCAGAAGCGGAGAGGCTAAAAGAGATCAATGATATTACTTCTCAGATAGCTAAAAATCAAGAAACAATCAATCTTCTAAAAACTAAAAAGTATGAAAGTGGTAGTACCGATCAATCAGCCGATCTTCAAAAAATGAGTGATCTTCAAAAAGAAGAAGAATTACTCATACTTAAAAAAGTGGCAGCAGAAGAGCGCTATAAAGCTACCGTAAAATCTGTCAATGAAGAGCTAATGATCTCTATTGGTGCTATCAATATGTCAGATGTTGATAAAAAGTATCAGGATTTATCAAAAAGCGTTCAAGACTTAATTAACAAAGGTGCAGATTTAAAACTCGTTGGAGAGTACGCTACAAAACTAGCAGATCAAATTGAACGTGATGGCGCATACACTCATTTGCAAACAGAGCTAGACATTAGAAGTCAAATAGCAGAAGTTAGCCTATATGGTGCACAAAAAGAAACAGCTTTAGAGCAGATTCGACATGATGGAGTAATGGCAAATTTAAGCCGTGAACTTGAAACAAAAAAGCTAAATGCAGATGAATATTTGAATCTATTAGCAATCGAAAACCAACGCCACGCTCAAAATAGTGACTCATTCTATAAATTCATGCTTGATGCGTTTAATAACATTGAAAAAGCGATGGATGAAAACTTCTTTAATGCGATGACAGGCAAGTTTAAATCCTTTGGAGAATGGTTAAAAGACCTTTTCAAAAATATTGGTACGTCTATCGCACAAGGACTTAGCAGAACAATTGCAGGTAATATCACTCAGACTTTAGAGGGTGGCATCGTTAATATGTACCGCTCATATAGTGGTATTGGAACTTCTGCTTCATTGGTAGGATCAACACTAAGTGCTAGTGATATGAGTTCACTCCTTAGTTCAGGTGCAACTGTAAGTGATGGAGTTATTAAAACAGCAGGCGGTACTGTAATCGATCAAGCAAGCGGAACAGTTACAAGCCAAGGAAGCGATACATTATCTCTGTTAAATACAGCCTCATCTTTAAAAACAGTTTATAACACATTGACAGGTGGAATAAGCTCAACAATTATGAGTGGATTTAATAGTGTTGCTGACATTCTTGCAGGTCAAGGTTATTGGAGCGCTGCAAGTGGTGTATCTAATTTTGGATATGGAGTAGCAAACCCATTTAGTTATGGAGCAGGTAGTGGAGCATTTGGATCAACAACGGCAGGTGCAGCACTAAGCGGTACACTAATGGGTGGATTGGCAGGGTATGGAATTGGCTCTTTAGGAGATAAAATCTTCGGAGCTTCTACCTATGCAGGAACGACTGGTGCAATCGGTGGCGCATTAGGTGGTCTTGGTGGTGCGCTTGGTTTATGGGGTGGTCCAATAGGAATTATCGCAGGATCAATTATTGGATCAGTACTTGGCGGTATTTTTGGTAAAACAAAACAAACAGGCGCAGGTATTGACATCTTAGGCAATGCAACAGCGCAAGATGCATCAGGTCAATATTGGCAAAGCTATAGTAAAAAATCATGGTTTAGTTCTAAGTCTTGGACGAATTACACTCCATTTAGCGATGAAGAAATCAAAGCTATTAAGAGCACTATTGGCGTTTATGATTATCTTTTAGAACAGTTAGGAAACTATAACGATCTTGTTGTTTCAGGTGGTCGTTTTTCAAATTTACAAAGCTTTCTAGACACTAATGTTGTACAAGCATTCTTAGTCTCCATTAACCCAAATAACTTAAGCACAATCTATCAAAGCTGGGTAGATTATGCGGCAGAAATTGATAAAACGATTACCGAAGCTATATCAACTGCTGTAAGTGGATATACAACGTATAAACGAGGCTATACAGAGTGGTTTTTAGGTAGCGGAACTGTTGAACAATTAGCGTTTACATCAAACTATTTACAAAAAGACTTCGAGGCGTTGGCTTCAAGTCTAGGTGCAAGCTCTGTAACCGTTGATAACTTCTTATCAATGTATGATGAAGCAATTAAAAATAACTTCACACAAGATACTATCGAGGCATGGGCTAGTCTTGGCGATGCACTCATGAAGTCAACTGATGCAACAAAGAAGTACAAAGATGCACTTGATAGTCTAAACGGTAGCACAACGTATTCATTGCCAGTTGATACGATGCTCACAAAGGTAAACAATACCTCACAGCAGATTGATCTTAAGCAATTAGTTACCACGCAAACAGGACAGAATGACACCGTAATCAATCTTTTAGTTCAAAGTGTAAAAACATTGCAATCTATTCTAAAAGAGGCGCAATTTGGAAAGGCTATCGTATGAAAATACTATTCCCACAAGCATTTACGCTCAATTCTTCAAACATTGGAGATTCTTCATATGCTAATTGGAATATAAGTACTGCTTACGCTGTTGGCGCTTTTGTATATATCCCTGACAATTATGGAGAGTATAAATGTTTAGTTGCCAATACGGGTGTCGATCCTAGAACTTCTATTTATGATGCCACAAAAAATCCAAATGGAAAATGGTTATTTTTAGGCACAACAAACAAGTACAAAATGTTTGATAAATACCTCACGTCCCAAAGCGTTAGAAATGGAAACATAACTGTGGAAATGTTGGCGTATGAGTCACAAGCTATTTATCTTGGAAACTTAGATGCCCAAAGCGTAACTATCCAGGTTATCGACAACAACACACATCAAGTCATTGAAACTTTTACAAAAAATTTGATTAGAGATGTTTCCGATGCTTTTGATTATGGATATGGTGATTGGATTGAAAACAGAAAAACACAGTTTGTCTATGAGCGCACCACAGCGACACGTGACATCTCACTTATAATTGAGATCAATAACGGATCAAGCGATGCAAAGTGCGGTATTTTTTGTTGCGGAAAAGTCAAAGAAGTAGGCATTACAAAATTGGGAGTTAGTGTAGGAGCGTTGGATTATTCAACAGTAGCAACAGACACTTCAACTGGTGACACTTCTTTAGTAGAAGGAAACTATGCACCAACACTCGATTTGGATTTATTCACTCCAACAAAAAATGCTATGGCTCTTAATAAGATACTTAACTATGCAAGAGGGAAGGGTGTTGTATTCATGGCAGGGTATTCTGATGATTTACTCGTCTATGGGTACAAACAAAAACACTCTACACTCATGAGTGGACCAGTAGAAACTATTATCACGGTAAACATAATTGGATTAACTTAGGAGAAAATATGATAGATCAAACATTAACCACACCACCTACCGCACCAAGCAGTAACGATATACCAACTTTTAGAACACGATTTGATGCGTTTATTGCATGGATTGTTACTTTTGTTACGCAATTAACAACCGTAATTTCTCAAATGAACAGTACTGCTTCAACAATTAATGATAAAGAAGCAAGTGCTGTAAATGCATCTATTATTTCTGTTGCTGCAGCAAATTTTAAAGGAACATATACCAATCAAACGACACAAATAGGGGAGTCTTACCTATGGAATAGTGTTATTTATTTAGTTCTAGTTGCAGGCAATACTTCCCCTACTACTTCTCCATCAAATTGGAAAGCAATAGGACAAATATCAGATCAAATTCATGCTTCTACTTCAAAAACACCTCCAGTAGATGCCGATGAGTTTGGAATATGGGATAGTGTAAGTTCATCATTAAAAAAACTTACATGGGCTAATTTAAAAGCGACAATTATTGCTTCTTTTGGTGTTATGGTAAATACACTAACTTCTAAAACAACACTTGCAGATGGAGATATTATACCAATTGGTGATAGTGCTTCTAGTTTTGCAAGCAAATATTTAACATGGGCTAATTTAAAATCAAATTTAGTAGCGTATCTTACGACTACAACTGGGTTTTCTATTTCACTTTCAACAAATGGATATATAAAATTTCCTTCATGGCTAGGAAGCTTAATCATTCAATGGGGAATTTCAGGAAATATATCGGTTGATACATCCTCAACAGTTACGTTGCCTATAGCTTTCCCTAGTGCTTTAGTTGCTTTAACATGTAACCCATCAAGTTGGACTAGTGCATCATCTTATAGTACAGGGTCTTGGTCAGCTTCAAAAGTTAGTCTTTCGCAAATTTCTATCAATAACAGAACAAATATCAATAGTGGAACATTCTATTGGATAGCAATAGGTTACTAGGGGAAAAGAATGGAAATCAAATATTATGCTCATGTCGATGGGAGAGGACAATTAAAAGGTTGGTACAACACAGGCATTTATTTAGTAAAAGATATTCCTACACCAAATATAGAAATATCAAAAGAGGTATGGAAATTAGCAGTAGCCAATAATCATAATAAAATTAATGATGATGGCACAACGGAATCTTTTGATTTTAGAACAGCAGAAGAAAAAGCACAGCAAGAAATATTTTTTAAAAAAGCTGAAATAAATAGGCAATTATCAACTCTTACGGTTACCACATCAAGTGGAAATACTTTTGATGCGTATATCCAAGCTCGTCAAGATATGGCAGATGCAATTCTTGCCAGTTCAACGCTTGGAGTAACTGAAACAGCATGGAGAATGGCTGATAATTCAGAGGTACTAATTACCCTCGATGAACTCAAAGAAGCTCATGCACTAGCTATTCAAGAATACGCAAGAATTAAAGGTATTGTGGTTTAAATGGAAAAGCAATCAACAGCACTCAATTTATTTATGTTACCGCTTGCATCCCTGGTGCAATTCTTGGAGATTGATGCGAAGAAGCTATCAATCTTAGTCATTCTAATGTGCATCGATATGTTAACTGGAACATTCAAGGCATATCGCACTAAAGAGAATATCACATCACGTAGATGGATAGCAGGGTTTTTGAGTAAATTGGTTGTGTTGCTTGTACCGTTTACGATTGCGCTCATGGCTAAGGGTGTGGACTTTGATGTGAAGTGGTTTATTGGTTTTTCTCTCTCCATTATGGTCATTGCAGAGGCGTATAGTATTTTAGGAAACATTTACACGTTTAAAACTGGTGAAGCGGTAGCAGAGATCGATGCTGTATCAGCGATTATTAAAGTGCTTAGAAATTTCCTTGAAAATATGATTGAAAGGGGTAGATAATGTTTAGAGTATTTCAATTTATTATGGTTTGGAGTATGGAATTAGTATTTCCTTTTGTTGTATCTATTATTTATTTTCTAATATATAAAGATATTCAATTAAGCGCTATTACGCTCTTATCAATGTTTATAGTATTCAAAATAGGATCATTAAAAAAGTATGAGTCTGTTTTAATGCTTATTAGTCCTTTTGTAATTTTGGCTATATCAATATTTCTTTCATGCCATTATTTAACAGGTACTTTGTTTTGGATTATGTTTTTTGTTTTAGTATTGGCAACTATTGTTCATGGCGCTTTTATAGTCATGTTTAAATCTCTCAATATTCAGTAGGTGCTATATGTTTCCCATAGCTCTTACAGCCATTAAAACATTTCTTGGCAATCAACTCAACGCACTTTCATACATCCTAATTGCTGCGCTTATTTCCTCTTTAGGTTGGAGCGCTTCATTGAAGATGAACGTATGGAGTTTAGAGAGTGACTTAAAAACATGCAAAGATGAAAAAAAGAAAGTGGAAGATGAAAACGGATACTTACTCACCGATAAAGCACGATATGAAAATGCTATTGCCATCGGTAAAGAACAGCAAGAAGAGAAGATCGTTTACGTTGATAAAGAAGTAGAAAAGATCAAATGGAAAACAGAAATTAAAATAAAAACGATAAAGGAGTACGTAAAAGATGAAAACCTCACTGATTGTCAAAATGCTATGGCTTTTGCTCGCAGTTTTTTTTAGTGGATGTGCTCAAAAAGAAGTGGTGTATGTGCCTCAAAAATGCTTAGTTGAAAAGCCAAAGCAATTCGTTATTTTAGATTGTAGAAACATTGAGAGTGATCTTGGATTTATGCAGTGCGTAGCAGAAAACTATGAAAATGGACAAGCAAATTATGAAATGCTAGAGAAAGCATTTGAGGGGTGTAAATGAATTTAGAAATGAGTATTGCTCTAGAATTAGTCAAAGAAGCAGAAGGATTTTATCCAAACACATATCGTTGTTCTGCCGGTAAACTTACACAAGGTTATGGACGTAACCTTGAAGTACATCCTCTCACAGAAGAAGAAAAATTAGAGTTAAATGAAGATGGAACAGTCAGCGAGTTTATTGCTTCAAAATGGGCGCTTAAAGAGCTACAAGAATGCAAAGAAAAACTTATGTCAAATATCATATATCAAAAGCAAACAGAAGTTAGAAAAGCGGTACTTTTGGATATGTGCTTCAATATCGGTTATTCAGGGTTGATGAAATTTAAAAAAATGTGGTTTGCATTGGGAGATAGAGACTATACAACGGCAAGTCGTGAGATGAAAGATAGCTCATGGTATGTTCAAGTTGGAACTAGGGGAAAGCGTAACGTAACTATTATGGCTTCAAATATAATAGTGAAGAAAGATTAAATTTTTAGAGATACTATTTGTTTTATAAAAATAAATGGCTATTATCAAGCATTTCAGATCTTAATTTTTCAACACTTTTATGTTCAAAATAGCGTGCAATTATATTATCAATAATATTGTATTCTTTTGAAAAGAAGTCATATTCATTTCTTTTATTAATACATAGTGAAAGCAATAGAACATAATTTTGTATAGCTATATTATCTATTTGCACAATTTACTCATTACTTCAAAATCAATGCTCCACAGCCCTTTTTTTGAATCTTTAGCTTCTTGGAGTACATTATCAAGCTCTTTAGGGTATTTCGCCTTTTTATAGATGCAGGAGTAACCATCTTTGATGATCTGCGTTGAATAGTCAATACCGTTTTTGCTGACCGTTCCAAGCATACGTCCATATTGATCTTTTTTATCAGATGTTACGTTTACTTTATCGCCTGTTTGGAAGAACTTCGCAGCGTAACCACTTGATAGTTTTCCTGGCTCTTGTTCTTTGTCGGCTGATATTCCTGCTTTCTTTGCATCTTTCTCTAGTTTAGCGCCACCATACTTTTCAGGAGTATCGATATATAGAATACGGATTTTTTCTTCTTTACCGTTCATCTTAACATGTAGTGTATCACCATCTGTTACGTGTGTAACGATTGCTTCTGTGGCGAAAGATAGCGTGAAAAGTAGTGAGAGTAATAGTAATTTATGCATTAAATATCTTTTTTTGAATCAGCGTATTTTTTATTTTGTTCTTCAACTTTATTAGCACTTCTTATTGTAATATGTGATCTATCAATATTTGCAGCACCTAACCTTTGCATGTATAAAATTGATGATTTGCTATCTTCCATGAAACATTCTTTTTGATTGAACGAAGCTCCAAGTTTGTTTCTAACAATACTATCTTCGCATTTAATATATTGATATTTATCCTTTATGATACTAAACACATCTCCAAAATAAATAGAATCGAAAGAGAAGCTTATATAATCTAATTTATCACCTCTAAATTCTAATGAAACAAATGCATCTTTGCCTGCGATAGTTATTTTTTTATTTCCTGTTTTGTTATCAGGATAATATGTATTTTTGTTAGTGCCTCTTCCTGTCCCTATATCATAAATCTTTGAAACTTCTTTTTTAGTCATACCTATTTTTAGGCTTTTTATTTCTAGTTCATCAGAGGCAAAACCAAATATCATTAATACCAAAATCAAAAACAATGATTTCATAAATACTCCTATAAAAATTTAGCCCAATGGCTTTCACAAACTATTGATATTCCAGTATCTTTTATATCACGATATTCTACTGCTTTCTCAATCTTTCGTCCATAGCTTGAATGTGACCAATCTTTGCTTCCAATATCTCCAATCACAAGATAATCAGTATCTTTTTTGATAGTATCGTGAATAATCCCTCCAAGATCTTTTACGAGCTCTTCAAGGACTTTTCTAGCACCAGTTGTAAATACTCCAGTAAATACAAATGATGATCCTTCAAATACTATCTTAGGGGCAGGAACACATAAAGGTAAAGTACTACTCATACTTTCAGTATCTTCACCTATCACCTCACCACCCGTAAGCTTTTGCATCAAATCAAATAAATCATCTTTTTCGTCTTCACTCAAATAACCATCTGACAACATTTCAGATATTCTTGTATAAACAATGTTAAAAGGGTATGAAGAAACTAGATCACAATTTAAGTTAATCCAATTGATTATAAATTCCGCTTCTTTTTGGTTTATTTCACCATCTGCTATAATCCCGCGGCAAATTCCTATAAGCTCATCTGCTTTTCTATCGCATACATCTTTAGCCCTGATAGCTCTGGTAATAAGTTGATTTTGTTCATCTGTTTTCATGCTTCATTCTTATATTTTTTTTGGTCAAAAGTGAATATAGTTGTCATGCCAGTTGCACTACATGTAATCATTTTTCCTTCATCACGTAATTCATCGATATCCAAATCTTCACCTCTTAGACCTTGAAGCTCTGCAAGATAAACCATTGGACCATGTTTAGGTTTTTTGCTTTTTAGTTCGCGTTCATATCCTCCCTTAAACCCAAGAGGAGGAAGTTCTCCATTTAAAGCTTTATTTGCTAATTCAGGATTACTAATTGCGAGCTCTCTCCCAAGCTCCCATGCAGTAATAAGCCCTTTATCTTCTTTATTCCATCTTTCATCAAAATTAGGCTTATTTCTGATATGTTCATTTATTGATCGATATACATAAATTTTTTGAGAAAATAGATTCATTAAATTATTGTCCTTAGTACCTTTCCAAAAATTCTAAAAACACTTTGATCGTCAGGCTCAACGGTATAACTCTCATAGTCTTTATTTGCAGATACTATTCTAAGCATCCCATCGCTGTTAACTTGTAGTAATTTTACCATAAGAACATTACGCCAGTTGATGACATACATACCATCACCTTTAAAACATGTACTATCATCAAACACCACCCAACTATCTGGAAAAACCATTGGTATCATTGAGTATCCATCCACTTGCATAGCGAAAAGCTTGCTTGGTGGTGGTGTTTTAAAGGTGCAAATATCAAGAACGAACTCGCCCATCTTTTCAACACTATCTATGCTCTCTATGTTTGAGCCATTTCCTGCGGATACATGTGGGGATAATTTTGTAGCGGTAATTAGATTGTTTTGTGGTGAATATGATGGTTTGTCATGCGAAATTGCATTTATGTAAGGTATTGGTTCGTCATCTTTATAATTAAATGGGTTTGTCAGCCATTCACTATTTACATTATATTGACTTGCGATATGTGATGCTTTTTGAAAGTTTGGAGAAGTCTCTCCAGCCTCGTAAGATGCGAGTGTTCTTTTGGATATTGATAGTCTCTCAATGAACTCATCTTGTGACATTTTCATATCTTCTCTTAACAATTTTATTCTATTTGCAACGAGCATTTTAGAGTCCATGTTTTATCCTTTTATGCGAAATTGCATTAAAACTCTTGACAAATGATGCGAAATTGCACTATAATTCTTTCATGCAAACAAAATCGACAAACAATCGAAAAAAGTTTAATACCATACACCAAAAAGGGTTAAAAATGATTGAATTAAATCTTTCAAAAATTCGTGAGGATTATGGATCTCTCGCAGAATTCGCAAGAAAAGAAGATATTCGCCTTCCTTTAATAGTTGCAATCACGAAAAAGAAAAGCGACCATTTCAAAAGTGGGAGCGATGCCTTCAAAGCCTTCAAAATTATCAAAAGACTTGGATACATAAAAGAAAAGGAGATCGCATGAGCGCATTAGTTATCAACAATATACCAGTTAATTTGGTAGCGAAAGATGGAAAGGTGTTTGCAACGAGTTTAGATGTTGCTAAGGTTTTTGAAAAAGAACACAGAAGGGTTTTACAAGACATTAGAGAAATGAGTGAAAGAGCACAGCACAATTTCGTGCAGTCCTCATACATAAATTCTCAAAACAGAGAAATGCCTATGTATGAAATGAATAGAGATGGTTTCACATTTCTTGTAATGGGTTTTACAGGTGAAAAAGCTGAAAACTTCAAGCTTGATTTTATTGATGGGTTTAACAAAATGGAAAATGCATTAAGAGAACAACAAAAATCATCACCTCTTCAAATTCTTGAACAAATGTTTCAAGTTGCAAAAGAGCATGACAACAGATTAGAAGCACTTGAGAAAACTAAACGTCTTGAAGGTTGGCAAGAAAAACGCCTAAAAGATGCAGTCAATCAAAAAGTATTTTCATTAAGCAATGGTGAAAAAGATTTATCTCCTCTCTATCGTGCTGTTTGGAGATTAGTAAAAAGTAGATTCACGGTACCAAGATACAGCGAGATACCATCTATAGAATTTGATCAAGCGATTGACTTCGTAAACAGAATCAGAGTTATTGATCTTATTCAATCATTCGATTATTCAAAATCAGCTTAACACCTGAACAGAGTCACAATGGTGGCTCTAGTTGAGTTGTTAAAACTCATTTTTATAAGTGTCTATGGAAACAAAACCATACAAAAAAAGGCTTTGAGACGTTTAGCGAAGCGTCCTACGCGGTGGAACATGAGTTGTTCGGTAAAAAGCCACCTTGAACATAAGAGATTTATAAAGCCTATTTAGTCAGACCGTAGGTTTTATAAAACACACTATGAATACAGCGCTGACACTGATCATCGGTCACTAGGCATAACGGGGTGACGGTAGTGTGTTTTAACCTCCCACTGAGAACATGACACATTCAACAACAATATATTAAGTAGTGTTTATTTGATGAAAACAATGGTTTTGTGCGTGTTCTGATCGAGGGTTTATTTGATGGCATTAAGCATTCAACAATAGCACATGTTAATTCGAGAAAAAAAGGTTTTGCACGTGCCATCAAGTTTTTAAATGGTGAGTAGTCAAGTGGTCTGTTCAAGTATGGTACTTTTGAACATTGCTTATAGCAATAAAAATAAAACCTAAGACGAGAACGTAATGCGTCAGTAATGGGCTACTCACTTTTTAAGAACTTACACAAAGGAGAAAACAATGCCTAAAGTATTTTGGCTAAACGCTTATGTAAAAGGCGATGAATGCGAAAAAACTGTTATTTTGAGACATTTGGATAGTCAATATCCAGCCTCAAAGTTAAAAATTGAAAGGAAGATATGATGCCTGATGTTGAGTTGAGCGAAGATCAGTTTTTAGCTGACATTCT